GTTGGCCTCTTTAAAGTAACCCATGCCCTGATCTGCGTTCCACTCTGCCCTAATGTCTTCTTCTGATTGATACCTGCCCCGCACAGATATAGTGCCATTCTCCTGTCTATTGAAGTAATTACCCTCATAGACATCACCAAGCTCTTGGGAGTTTGCATAGTAGTAAAGGGGGACATTACCCGTCTGCTCTGTCTCCCACCCCTCAAGTGTATAAGTAGAGTCTTGGGCATACATCTCCCCATCCTCTCCCTCTACAACAGGGCCGGGTCTAGCGTCCCTAGCCTCCTGTATATAACCGCTATTAAGGCCAAGAAACTGATTGCTGGGCATATCAAATACACTCTGAAATGCACTGCTTTGAACTACATCATCAGTTATAAAAGGTGATTTATACGGCCCCATATCAACGCCTCTTAGCTAGTTGCCCAAGCATGAATGGCCCCATGCCACCTGACAGCGACATCCCTGTGTTAGCAAGTGCGCTCCACTCAGGGTTATCCCCAGACAGCATTCCTTCCTGACGCGCTCTCTGAGCTACAGCCTGCTGTACTGCCTGATTCTTGGGAGCAACACCCTTGCTCACTTGCTGTGCTGGCCTTGTTTGGGAGAGTTGCTGGCCTTGAGGCTGACCAGCGCCGTTAGGATTTGTGTAAGGGGCATTGTTCCCTAGTGCTTGCTGATACCACACCTGACCTGTCTCTGGATTAACGCCTAGATGGTGACCGCCGCTAGTGAAGTTTGTGAAATAAGCATTTGGCCCTTTTATGGCCCCTTCCATTGGCTCTAATACAAACTGACCCCAAGGGTTTTTCTTAACTAGGTAATCACCAGCACCTGTTTGAAAGATCTGTCCTTCCTCTGCCGTGCCAGAAATTGGGCTGTCCCAATCTACCTCACCGCCCCAGCCATCAGTATTACCAATCCCACCAACAGTATTACCGCTAGTGCCTGCCGCATAGTCTGGGTTTAATGATTGGTTGTTAGTGATCTTCTGAGGGCCGCCTCCATATAGTGCGGCTGTTGTCATATGAACATTAGGGTTGCTCAGCATGAAACCCTTTTCATCTACCAGCCCTTCATGTCTATAGATCTCAAAGGCAGTAGGGCCGCCCTCACTTGCAGGTGGAGGGCCTACCCCATTTTTCATGTCTTCATTGTGCTGAAAGCTACCGTAATAAGGGGTCTTAACCTGCTTGCCGCCCTCACCACCGCCATATAGCTTGTCAATAATGTCGCTCATTTATATAACCCCTATTGGCACTGTGGTGGAGTTGGGCCAAATGTAACTTGGCATTCAATCTTTGTTATAGAAGTTGTGCCGTCACCACCAGATACATCAGCTACACCATCATTGTTTAAGTCTATAGAGTATGTGGCTCCAGCAGACTTGAGCGTTGTTACTAACTCGCTCAGTGTCATGTTTGTTCCTTGATAATCAATTGTCGTATCCATTGAATACGATGTCGTAGTTGTTGTTTCAGTCGTAGTCGTAGTGTCTTCACTTGTTGTCGTAACAATGCTGTTATCAACAGAAGCCGAATCTTCAAGATCATAGTAATCACCACTAACTTCAATTCCAGTTTGAGCCGCCGCAACACTACCCAATCCTGCAACTGCTTGAACGATCTTTGTGTCAGCCGTTTGATCCCCCAATAGGATGTCCCTGTTGTTATCCGATGCGTTCCGTTGTGTTTCTGCATTGATAGCCGCGATCCCTACGCCAGTTATTAACCCACCTACTGTTGGAGCCAGTGCCTTAGTCCATTCCAGAGCCTCATTGCTCTGCCTCTGTAGCCCAATTACAGGAGTGTTTGACTTGTCCTGCTGAGAGGCTCTGGTTCCTATCACAGCCAACGCTACGGCCACACTTGAGGCTTCCTGTGGGTTAGCCTCAGCGACCCGTGCAAGGGCTTCCATGAGGGCCAGTTGAGTGCTTGCTTCAGCCTTTGCTTCCTGCACCATTGCCTCTCTCTGTACAGCCACTATCCTTACTTGGTCACTGGCATGTTGGGCATGTCTGACATTACCTTTTTCTGTGGCACAGCCAGATACTAAAAATATGCTGGCAACAAACAAGATTTTAGTGTTCATGCGGTTTCCTCATTTAGCCGCAATGATTGTCTCTCTGAATACTCTTCTATTTGTTGATCAACGGTTACCGTTTCCCCGTCACGCTCAAACTCCACAAATCTAGGCGCAACAACCCACGGGTTAACCCATTTGCCGTTAGACAATATAGGCTCTACGTTAAGGATTAGCTTTTCTCGCACTGGGTCATAATTAGGTTCTGCCCCATGAGAAACAGGGTAAACGCCAAAAGCTTCCAGAGTGGCATTGGTGATAGCCTTGGGAAAGCTTGTTCTAGGATTGTCTATCTTCAGCCTACTTACTGAATAAGGGTAAACTGTAGAATTATCGGTGTTTACTAAAATATGCTCCATGCTAATTGCTCTCCCTATGCAACTGGAAACAAAGAAGACCCCAAGGTCTCTTCCGTAACTGCTACGGCTGGCCTTTCATCTCTGTTCGACACATCATTTTGCCAAGTGTGATTTGTTTGGCTCTTGTTGGTATAACCGACGTTAGTAGTAAAACCAAACTTGCCGGTTACATTGGTTACAACGATGTTTGAACTTCCAAACGAGCCTGTGAAATTCCCATCTATTGGAACGCGCATGACGCAAGGCTTTGGAGTTTGTTTAAAAGTGATATAAATCGCGCCGTTTGGCTCATCTAGCATTATGCGATTTGCCTCTTTGTTTAGACTTTTACACCATTCAATTTCCATATCCATGCCGGGCTGAGAGGTCTTTATTTTCAGAACGAAAAACCCGTCCCACCACAGAAGGCAGTAACAGTCTCCACTGGAATCAACTATTGTTTGCGCTAGGTAGCCATAGACCCTATTGGTTCCCCCCGTCATCCGATAAGTCCAGATGTCTGTCCCGTTACTGCCGCGGAGCTTACAAATCATAGGTGTGCAGTCATACCAGCTAGCGCGGTCGCTACTGCTACCATCTCCATCTCTTGAGTCGTTCATCCACCCGCCCACAAAGATGTCACCGTTGCTATCTTCGGAAACTTCTCCCCAAGAAGCGTACTTTTGATTACCCGGCTCGCCGTCTTGAGGGTAATAAACGTTTGTGTCAGCGTGCCGACGCCACATAATGGCATTGCTGTCGGGATTGAACTTCATAAGATAAGAAAGCCCGCACGATGGATAACCCCCGTCGTTATAGGAATGGGCAAAATGGTAGCCATCATCGTATGTAGACGCAGTAACGCCAGTAAACTCTTTAAGCTGGGTGTAAACCCTTTTCTCAACGTGATTATGAGGGCTTGCCGCCGTGTATTTACCGACAGTGCAGGTTTGATTAATGTTGGGGTGTGCGGCAGAGTAGGCCCATAAATCCCCATTCATACTAGCCACTGCATGAACCTGTGGATAGCTTCCCGCTGACTGACTCCAAGAGCCGCTGGTCACCACCTCTAGGTCTTTATTAAAACAATAAGCAGGCTGAGCATTGCCCGCGCTACTAACCGCAAAATATTCCTTTGACGTAGACGCTACAAAATCAAGAACAGAAAACATCGCGGTAAACTTATTGAAAGGCTGTGACATCTTCCTGTTGCGAATAATTGAGCCTTCACTGGAAACCTTAACGATTTCACCTGTATTGACACAAAAGCAAAGGCTCCCATCATCAGCATTTAATGTTGGGAACGTATGTTTAGCTTCTAGGTCTAGCTCTAACAGCCAATATTCCGAGCTGTCTTGGATGCCAAATAGCTTGCTGGCAATCTTGCTCATTAGGAAAACCCCTGCCCAGTAAGCTTGGCATACCAGCTTGAGCCGCCGTCATGCGTAAGCAATGCAAAGATATCTACAGCACCGTTATCACTAGAGATTGCAGGTGCCGCGCCCTGTGGCCATTTCACTGAAGAAGGCCATGTTAGGCTTCGGTTAGAGCCTTGGGTGACCTTTAAGGTCAAACTGTAACTGCCGCTTGTAGGGACATTTGAAAACGCCACCGTCACATTTTCAGTTAATGGCGCAAGAAATACCGTACCCGTTATGCAATCTACTGTCAGAGTACCGCCAGAGCTTGAAAGGTTAACCGTGGCCTCTGCTCGCTCAGCTACCTGCAACAACGCATCAGCTACCTCTATCGGGTCAACGAGATAATCCAAAGCCGTCCAAGCGGTCTGCCCGTCACCAATCTTAATTTTAAGGGTGTCGCTTTCAACGCCTAACTCGCCATGCGCCAATGCGGGGTTGGCGCTTGTCCAATTGGCCGCCATATCTCTTCGTAATTGAATAATCTCAGCCATTAACATTTCCTCCGTCTATAACTTGGCTTACTAAATAAATGGTGTTCGCACTGCCGCCCTCAATGCCTCCTCCAGATGACTCTTGTTTCTTTCTCACCCAGCCAGTGCCATTAAATTCCCACTGCGCACCATTAGGGTCGGTGTAATTGGTAGCAGGCTGACTTGGAAACTGAAGCATTACGCAGTACCTCCGACAGCCATCCATGTAGGCGATCCACCATTGCCGTAATAAATATATAGGTAGCCATCATTGCTGTTTAGCCACTGGTCGCCCTCAGATGGATTGTCAGGAGCATCACCAACCGCTACCCACTCATGGGTGTGAGCAGATGGTGGAAATTCTGTAGGCTTGTTCTCAATGTCAGCCCAATCAGATACACCGCCTCCCGATATCTCTGACCAATCCTCTGACTGCCTGCCATAAATCTTGCCGTCATTAGGGGCATCAACAAAACCACCATTATCTGTGATTGAGTCCTCTACTGCGTCAATGCGAAGATCTAGCGCATTGTCAGCATTAACACGCGCCTGAGTCTCAGCACCTAAATCAGCCTTGATCTGCGTGTCGTCGTAATCACTGCCAGTACCAAGAGAGTTAATCTGACTTTGCAGGTGACTATCACCATCCTGCCTAGCCTTGATCTCTTTATCTAAATCAGCTTGGTCGGCTACACTCTCTGAATCTACGGCTCGTAACTCTCTGGCAATAGCATCAAAGTCGTCCTGTAAGTCCTTACCGAGAATAATCTTATCGGCATCACCATTGGGTAAGTCGTCTTTATCTGCGTATGCATGCTGTACAACATAGACCATTAGCTCGCTACTCCTTGATAGGCATCAACAACAAGCATTGAGAAGGCAGGAGGATTAGGTGGCCTAATAAACTGCTCGCCTTGATTAGTTAAATATCCCCAAGCCCATTGAACAAATGTAGAGTCTTGCCAATTCACTGTTGCTATAACGTGAGAATTTACTGATGAGGTCGCGTATGGCTGAATAAGGATTGCGTAATGAATATCAAAGTCTGGAATAAGGTTCTCAAAATAGACCCTGCACTGACCCCAGCCTGATACAAGGTCATAATCCTGACCTTCATGATCTTTAAAATTCTCCTCCATATTGTGTACTGACTTAATGTTTTGTCCGTAGCGTATATCGCTAACTCCATCTGCTGGAACATTCCACTTCAGACTTGCTACAACCCTAGTCCGCAGAGACTCTGCTATGGATTCAAACTCATGAGCCAAATGAGCGCCTACTATCAGCCGATCGTCTGAACCAGCCGCCGCAGTGTCCTTAGCTCTAAAGTCATTATCAGTTGGGTAAACGTACTTTGCCATATCAGAATCCTTAATAAATGCTCCCCCGAAGGGGAGCGGTACTTACTTAACCAGCAACGTAGATAACTACACCTGATTCTGGACGGTATACGTCTTCACCGTACAGGGTATCAGCAGTCATCAAGTCTGCAAGGTATTCTTGCTTGTATTGGGTCTGTGTTCGCACAGCCATCTGCTCAGCAATTACCAAAGCATCTGTGTGGAACAACAAGCAAGGCTTCTCACCGTCAGCGTTAGCAGGCAGGTTGGTAGAAACATATACATTGATGCCGTATAGCTCACCGATCTTGCCGTTAACTACGCCCTTACCATTAACAAAGTCACTAGATACATAGCGATCAATGCCCATGATGTGGTTACGGGCGGCTGGTGGGATAACTAACTTACGGTTATCCATTGGTACATCTGCATCATCCAAGATTTGAATAGCATCTCGGAAGGCCGCATCACTAAAGTCACCAGCAGAGCCAGCAACAGCAGGGTCAACAAGCCCTGTATCTGATGACATGCCTACAGTGTCAAAGTTAGCAATGGCAGTAGCAACAAGATCAGCATCAACCTTGCTTGCTAATGCGTAGCCAGCGTCCTGCGTGTAGAACTTACGCATAGAAGCCAGTGCCTGCACTGAGGTAATGTCCTCAATCAAGCGGCTGTACTCCCAATGCTGATCTACAACGATCGCCTTGTTACCAGAAGTGTCAGCAACCAGTGTTACCTGAGTCTCTGTTACCTTCTGATTAGCCGATCCGCGCAGTGGCATGGGGATATTGATGGTATCTCCCTTCTTGCCAGCCATCTTCAGCGACTTAACGAGTGGCTTCATTACCAAGGACTTCTCGTACTCAGCAATGATCTCATCACTCCATAACTTAGGAATGAATGTTGCGTGGTTCGTGTTATTAACGCTTGAACCAGTAGCGTATGTTCCATCTAAAGCCATTATGACTCTCCTTTAAGGATTAATCTCGCACTCTCCCCTCTGCGTAAGCCGCCATGATCTCCGGTTGGAGGGCTTCATAGCGGTCGGGGTCTGACTGCATTAGTTGTCGAATGTCGGCACGGCGGTAAACCCGCTTTGACGATGCCGCGTCTGCATTACCGCGAGGGCCACCAACTGCGGCGGCTCTTACGGCTTTCTTCTGAGCAGTCTTCTCTGCCGCTTTCGCGGTAGCTACTGACTTATTCAACTGTTTGAAGGTTGAAATAAGATCATCAGCTTCATCAACATCACCTGACTGATCCGCGTACTGAAACCTCCGTACACGCGCCGCATTACCTTGAACCCATTGACCAAACTCTGGGCTTTGTAATACTTCTTTTACATCAGGATGCCGTTGTTGCAGAGTAGCCAAGCCCTGAGCATAGTTCAGTTTCTGAGCTGTCTCTCTGGCTTGCTTCAAAGCAGGATGATTGTCAATTCTCTGATCTACTGCTCTCTGAGGATCAACAAAAAAGTCTGCTTCTTCAACTGGCTCTGGTTCCGGTTGCTCTGGAACAGACTGAGTTCTAGCCATAGCTTCAAAGGTTTGTCTCATGTTGCCCAACTCGTTTCCTTGTTGGCCTATTCGTCGATCCTGCTCGCGCACCATCTCCAATAGTTCATCATGTGACTTACCACTAAACCTATCTGGGTTATCTTGCTCAGGCTCTTCTTGCTGTTCAGGTGGTTCCTCTACAGACTCATAGTCTGAGGGGTTCTCCTCCTCTAAATTGCCAAGAGTTTCGCCTTCTTCAAGTTCCATTTCTGGCTGTTGCTCAACGTCAAGTAGTTCTGCCATGCTATCTCCGTTCCTTTAAAGGGTTGTCGGAAAATTGAACAGGGGGTTTTCCATAAGGTTCCCCTGCTATCGCCCCCGGATGAGGCGAGTTCTTATTGGAAGGTGGGATCTTCATCATCATCTTCCGTAATATTCTTAATATAGTTTTCAAAGTTCAGCATCATTCTAAGGACAGCTAACCTACCCTTTTGAAAGTGCAGATCTTCAAGAGTGTTGCATGAATCCAGATTGCACATCTGTATCTGCTCTTCCCACTCATCTACCAAGTTCTTCCAACCCGGCATATTAAATAGATCTCTTGCCTGCTCTTCTTCTCTTTCTGAAATCAAGCGGCCTCCTCTGCCAGTGAAGCTATAAACTTCTCTAGCTCCTTCAGCTTCTTCTCTGTCTTCAGTAGCTTCTGATCAGCCTTGTCTAGCCTCACCTTCATCTCTGTAAACAAACGCTCGGCATTAGAGCGGAGTTCATCAAATGTGTTCTGATCTACTGGCTTCATATCTCACACTCGCACGTCAATGACGCGCCCCTTGGTTGAATCAGTGCTAGGTACTGTGTCAATGCCTTTGGCGGCATAAGGAACCTTTGATGAGTCAGCAGGGATTTGACTGTTGTTAAGGTTTTGCGGATCCATAGCTGGATTGGCCGCACCTGCAACAATGCCGGTAGGCTTCTGAAATTGGTTGGGCCAAGTAATGCCCCCGATCTGTATAGGATCGCTTGCCATATCATCCTTCTAATTTCTCTATCAGGCCGCCTAAACTGTTGGTCAGCGCCTTCTTTATTCCTGCAACCGTTGTCTCATTAGACACGGCCATTTGAATGCTTTGAAAAGCGTTCACAAGCGCCTTAGTAGATACCGTGCCTGTTAACTGACTGCCATCACCAACAAAGGCAGTAGCCCTAACCTCTCCAGTAAAGTCTCCGTCTTTAAACTTAGCGGCTGTAGAGCCTAGATCAATCCCTACCTTTGGCCTGCCCATTTCATCAACAGGAACAACTGAGCTTGAATTGCTATCAAATTTCAGGCCGATAGAACCACCTACAAAGCACTCAGTGCCAGAGATAAATCTGCCAGAACAGCTAATATCATTTCCCAGCTTTGCCCCTACATGGAAGGGATCGTTCATCAGGGTGACTTGTAGCTCATTACCAAAGTATTGGATGGTGTTGTTGCCAAGGTCAGTAAAGAATGAGTCACCACCTGACAGTGCATCTACTTCATCTTTACTGTAGATATTCAGACTAGCGCGCATACCTTCAGCGGTGTTCTTCTTAACGCCGTGATTGCTAAGCTCACCACCAGAGAGGAACCATGTGTCAGCCGTGTTGGTAAAAACGGTGTTTTGGTTAAACGTCATGTTGTTGCAGGTGATTTGCCTAAACTTAGCGTTAGCGTTTTCATCCCTTAGCACCAGCGTGTCCGCAGTTGGATCGCTAGTCATCTCAGGTAGCTCACCTGCCCCAATGCCTTCAACAGAGGCTACCTGCCAGAGATTGTTATCCTTGTTGTACCTATAAGTAACGCCATTAGAAAGAGTTACCTCAAAGCCATCAGCCTCACCTTTAGGGAATGAATAGCTCATAATCAAAAGATCCCTGAGATGGTTATGTAGTAAGGCCCAGCGCCATTAACGAAGTTGCCTCCATTCAAGGCAGTCTTGCTGGAGACATAGCAAAGAGCGTGGTCAGGATGGAAATCAATCCTGCTGATAGTGCCTGTTACTTTCATCTTCCACCCACCACCTGATACTTCCCAGATAGTGAAAGGTACGTTATCGCTATAGCGAACATCCTCACGCGGCGTATTGGTTCCCCAAGCAATGCCATCTCTATCTGTGGTGGAAAGCTCTAAGTGCTGATTACCCGTGCTTTCCTTTACCCACCACTGGAAATACCCATTCGGTAAGTTAACGATACTGCACATGAACTTGAGGCCGGGTGGTCTAGAAGCAGAGACACCATCGCCAGCATTAGACCTAGAATCTACATAGCTCTTAGTGGCCGCATGATGTGACTCGGTAGGCTCCTTTAAGTTATAAACGCCAAGCCGACCA